TGATGTTGTAAGAGAGAAGGCGAATTATACTTGCGAGCATTGCAAAAAGACTGACTCAAGAATGGAATGCGCTCACATTTACGGGCGCAGATTGAAGTCGGTTAGGTGGTCACTGGATAACGCGGTTTGCCTTTGTCATTGGTGTCATCGGGATTTTACGGAGAACCCCTTGAAGTTTACGGACTGGCTGAATCAATACTTTGGCGAAGGTCACATGGATATCCTAAGAGAGAAGCAGCGGGGTATCTTTAAAGCTACGCCCGAGATCAAAAAAGAAATATCAAAGCACTATCGAGACGAGTTAAAAAGCATGGGGGAGATTGAAGGCTATGAGCCGAGGAGTTACAACTGATGACGATTAATGATCTGCATGACGCGACACTGGTATTCAGACCGAGAAAACGAAAGCTAAGTATTGAGCAGGTGGTCGAGGCTATCGAGTTAAGATCAAACGGGCTAGGCTGGGAAAGGTTAGGCATGGTTCTTAACGTAAGCTCAGACTGCGTAAGACACAATGTTCTGGGCGCTCAGAGACACGGTTACAACTGGTGGCGTGTATGAGGTGGGAGATTTGGAAAGCTAAGATGCGAGCGAATCTGATAATGGCTCGGCTTGATCTAAAGGCGCTCAGTAATCGCATTGATGTGTATGATGTTATTATCTATTCGTATATGGCGTTCTGTATATACATTGTGATGGTGAGCGTATGATCTTACAGTTTCCAGTACCAGGCGATGCCGATCAATCGAGGGTAACGATGGAAGTTGAGACAGATTCTATCAGCCTGTCGTATTCATTCCATGAGCGAGATTTAGAGGCAGCCAGTAATCGGTTTTATCAAGCGTTAGAGGCGCTCGGTTTAGAGGTGAAACATGGCTGATTTGAGACACAAGCTAGATAAGGAAACAAGGAAGCGCCACTTCCCAGAAATGGACGGTGGCAAAGGATCGAAGCCCCGAAGGGCTACGGAAGAAACTCGGAAGGCTTACGCTGAAGGGTGGGATCGTATCTTTAAGAAGTGACTAGTTACAGGTTGGCTTGCGGTTCTCATAGTCGGGCCAGCTACCTTTGCAAACCATCTCGGTATAAAGCCTGGCGCTATCTTGCTCGGCCTCAATGTCTCCGTTGCCAGCGATACCAAGGGCGAGTAATACAAACAGTGAAGCCATGATTATTAAAGTGAGTCGTTTTTCTTGCTTGTTCATAGTTAACCCCTAGGGCCGCTTATGCGGCCTGTTCCTGTTCTTTAGATTGTAGTGATTCGATATACTGCACGGCTTTTTCTGCTAATGCTGCGGCCTTGAATATGGCGCGTGGCTCACTCTTTAAACACTTGATCCAATTGTTAAGGTATTGCGCGTGATCTTCGCGTGGCTCGTTGGTGATGCCGAGTAATGCACATTGAAACGCTGCGCCCAATTCCGCGACCAATTCCTCGAAAGCATAATCAGCATTTCCCAACTTGTTGCCTAGCTGTCGGTCGCATCGTGACTTGTGGCCAGTCCAGTGTGTTAGCTCGTGTAGTAGCGTGCTATAATAGTTCTCTGTTTGGGTAGAGTGTTCGCTGGCTTTGAACGCCTCTAAACTTGGAACCTGAATGTAGTCAGCGGTTGGCTTATAGTACGCGCCCTGCAAGTTATTGAAACGGATATCAGCGCCACTATTAGAAACCCACTGATCGGCTGCGCTAATGCGCTCGGCTTCGGTAAGCTCTAAACACTTGGCTTCGTATCCATCGACTTGGCCAGCGTGAAACACCATAAAAGTCTTAAGCATTGGGATAGTGGTTTCTTCGCCTGTATTCTTATCCTCGACTGTCAGAGGCTTATAAAAGATAACAGGTGTACCCTTCTCGCCCTTCTTAACCTGCGCGCCGATTGATTGCCACTGCTTATAGGTTGCCCAGGCTTGGCCAGATAAACCGAGAATCATAATGTTGATACCCGAGTATCTGCGGCCAGTGATTGCGTTGGTAGGCATACCCGATAAACCCTGCATGGGATTGATCCAGTTAGCGCCCGCTGATTCCATTTGCTGGACGATCTTGTTAGTAATTGTTTCGTATGTACTCATTTCGCTTCCCCTCTGTTTATTAGTTTAATGAATGAATCGACCAGATCACTTTGATCGTCAGTCAACTCATCATCGTAATCAGTATATCGCTCGAGATATTCCAGACCGTAGTCTGCGTGTAGCCTGTCGGTCTCGACGGTAAGTTGAGCGTGTGCTACTCGACCGTCATTGAACGTAATAACGTAGCCATCAAGCCCATCATTCCACTCAGCTTTAAATTCATCAAATCCGATATCGCTTTTTCTCATTGTCTGCCCTCCCAGGCTGTTGGCTCCCCGTGAGCCGTTGAAGTGATTATTTATTAATAGGTGATATCGTGTCAATAGATATGTTTACAAAGTGTATAGATTATTTAGTTATATTACTTTGTGTTATTATTCCATTGTGTAAATAGATAGCGTGGTGTGGGTATGGCAGCAACTAATCCAGCAAAGCAAAGGGCAATGCGTCAAGAGCAGTTAAGAACCTACTTATCTGAGAAATGCCGACTTGAGCACGTCATTGATAACATTATAAAAATGGAAAAGCAGGGCGCTAGTATGGAAGCTAACGAGTTGACAGCTATTAAGTATGCGACCGATGCCAGGCTAAGGCTGATTAATAAGTATTTGCCCGAATTAAAGGCTACTGAAATGACAGGCGAAGGCGGTGATGATCTGGTCGTGTCACTGATTAAACGTCGCTTTGACGGTATCGAGTAATGCCAACAGTTGAATACCATCTAAAACCCCAGGGGCAAGTCCTGCAAGAGTTTGCCGATTGCCGAGAACGAAACAGCTTTATTATGGGGCCGCTGGGTAGTGGTAAGACAGTCCAGACGATCCTCAAGCTGTTTGATCTAATGTGTGAGCAAGCGCCAGTTAAAGATGAACGCCATCCTAGTTACAACGTTAGGCCTTCGCGCATCATTGCAGCACGTAATACATACAGCGAGTTATTCAGCACAACAATCAAAGACTGGCTCGAGATACTCGGCGACCTGGGCGAGTTTAAGCAAGGTAATAAAGAACCGCCTACGCATCGTCTTTCGTTTGGATTAGAGGACGGCACAAGCGTTCGGTGTGAAGTTATCTTCATCGCGTTTGATCGACCAGATCACGTTAAGAAAGCCAGGGGTATTCAAACAACATGGGTGTGGCTGAATGAGGCAAAGGAACACTCGAAGGCTGTGGTTGATATGCTCGACCTACGGGCTGGTCGTTATCCCTCTGCCAAGGAAGGCGTAAGGGCTACGCATTACGGGCTAGTCGGTGACTCGAACGCACCAGACGAGGATCATTGGTATTTCAAACTGGCCGAGGAAGATAGACCCGAGGGCTGGAAGTTTCACAGACAGCCAGGCGGTGTGTTTAAAGACGGTGAAGACTGGAAGGTCAATCCCGATGCCGAGAACCTATCTAACCTGCCGACTGCTTACTACCACAGGGGTATGCAAGGCAAAACCGATGACTGGATCAAAGTAAACCTTGCGAATGAATACGGCTTTGTGTCTAGCGGTAAGCCAGTCCACCCCATGTATGTGGATTCGGTACACTGCCAGCATTTAGACTTCGAGCCGTCCAAGGATATTCCAATAGTATTGGGCTTTGACTTTGGGCGAACCCCTGCGTGTGCGTTCCTACAGCGTACGTCAATGGGTAGGTGGGTATGCTTCGATGAGTTCTGTTTGAGTGATTCGGGCGCTATAGACTTTGCACCACAGTTGAAACGCTACATAGATGCCAATTACACCGATCACAAGTTTAGAGGCTGGGGCGATCCTTCTGGGGATAACAAGAACCAGGCTAATGCCGATACGCCTTTCAAGATCATAAGGGCAGCAGGTATCCCATGCTCACCGACTAACACTAACGATCCTGCAATGAGGCGTGCGGCTTTAGAGTTACCGATGAAAGAAAACTGCATGGACGGTAAGCCGAGATTCACTGTACTGCCAAAGGCTAAGATGATACGCAAAGGCTTACAAGGTGGGTTCTGTTATCGACGCATTCAAGTGTCTGGTGATCGGTACACTGATGAACCAGATAAGAACGAATACTCGCACCCCGTAGAGGCTCTTGAGTACGCTTTACAGGGCGAAGGTGAAGGCAGACAGGCATTGACTAGGGCTAACACGTTCTCGCGTCCTACGACTGCTAAGGTGGCGTTTAGTGTATTCTGAGATTTACATAGTATTTACCAATGACGATGGGCATTGGTGGTCGCCATTCCTGCACCCATTCATTAAGCACTGTTACGTTGTGATTCCAGATCGTGGCAGGTGGTTGATTTATGGCAAGGTCACTAGATCACTGGATATTTTTACAGTGGACGACAAACCGTTTAAACTAGACGACAACGTGATCGTAGTTAAGGCAAAGGCTAGACAAACGAGACAGGGCTTATTCATGTTAAACACTTGCGTAGGCCATGCTAAACAAATACTGGGGATTAATGACCCGTTTATACTCACACCGTGGCAGTTACTAAAGAGGCTGAAACATGAAGAACCTAGCGCATGATTTAGTAAGAGAGCTATTTGACTATAAAGATGGTGAGCTGTTCTGGAAGCAAAAGCCTAACAGAAGGATAAAAGCTGGCTCGAAAGCTGGCAGGCCAAAATCGAACGACTATGAGGTTGTGACTATTAGCGGTTCAATTTACATGAGCCACAGAATTATTTTTTTATGGCATCACGGGTATTTACCTGAGTTTGTGGATCATATTGATGGGAATATAAGCAACAACAGGATTGAGAACCTAAGAGAGTGTTCGTTATCTCAAAACCAATTCAATAAGAAAATGGGCAAAAACAATACTTCTGGCTACAAAGGTGTTCACTTTAATAAACAGGCTGGCAAGTGGCACGTTGAGGTACAATGCAATCAGAAGAAATATTACGGTGGGTTGTTTGATGACGTTAAGGCAGCGGGTAAAGCGGCCGACAAATTACGCAACTCTATTCACAAAGAATTTGCAAGAAACTATTGAGGCTAAAGATTATGCGTAAACCTAAAGCACCTAAAAAGACAGCGCAGGAAGTCGCTGTTGAACGTCGTCAAACTATCATGTTAGATAAAGAGATCGAGGAGCAGGAAGATCGCTTTCGTGCTTTGTCGCGTGGTAAACGTGGAACCGTTAGTTTATTAGGTGGCGCACCTCGAAGTCGTGAAGAAGCGGCAAGTCGTGGTCGTGCTTCTGGACTTGGTGGCTCGGCTGGTCGGTCACTTGTTGGCGGTATGATGGGCGGCATGGGCGGTGGAACCGTGAGAACGGCTGGCGGTTACGGTGGCATGGGTAGCACTCTCAGAGGTCTTACCAGTGGCGCTAATACTTCTCGATCAGGTATGCCAAGCGCACAACAGCGCTAGGGGGCTAATATGCAATTACCTTCACACTTAGGGTCACTCAATGACATGGTGACTCGAGAGGCCAAGGCGTTCGATTCTGAGGCTATGTGGCACACTCAGTTGTCAGACGTTTACGAGTATTTCTTACCACAGCGCAACCTATTCGACCGAGAAGATAAAGGTCAAAAGAAGATGGATCGCATATTTGATTCCACTTCACTGACTGCTATCCAGCAAGGCGCAAGCAAACTACAGGAAAGCATCGCACCTATCTGGGCGCGTTGGGCTACGTTTCAACCTAGTGAGCAGGTGTTAAGAGCGTTAGAGTCTGGTGACTTTGGTGTGTCTGAGCAGGACATAAGAGAGAATCTAGAGACGCAAGCCAATATCGTATTTGATTACATTAACCGATCAAACTTTGGCACTCAATTCTATGAGGCAGCACTTGATCTGCTAGTAGGTACTGCAACTTTACGCATAGACGAGACAGACGACGATACTATGCCGTTTGTTTTCCATGCTATCCCGCAGAAGGGAATCGCGTTTGAAGAAGGGCCATACGGTACGATAGAGACTCACTGGCGCAGAATGAAGGTAAAGGCGCGTCTACTTGAAAGAATGTGGCGAGGCTTTGAGCCATCATCGACAACTCGGAACATTATCGAGAACCAGCCAGATCAAGAAGTAGAAATATCGGAAGGCGTTGTTTACTGCCCTAAGACTCGAAAGTATTACGGCATGGTATGGGTTAAGAAAGAAGCGCATATCTCATGGTTCGAGGACTTCGGAGACACTTCACCTTGGGTTACTGGTCGCTACACTAAGGTAGCAGGTGAGGTTCGAGGTCGTGGCCCTGCCATGCAGACATTGCCCGACGTTAGATCGCTGAAT